CAGACACCCCATCGACGTAGGTTCCGCGCTTTGGGTCGGCCAGTGTAAAGATCACAGCAACAGGTAATTTCTTCCCCTCACCTTGAGCCGACCCTCCTGAAAACTTCAGAGCGGTGTCCCGCTTACCTGTCCACGAGGCGATCTCGCCACCGTCAAACGTCGCACCCTCGACAAGCGAATCTGCCGCCGCCTGCGAGAGCCGCATTCCTCTGTGCAGTGCCGCCGGTCCTGCCGAGTCATAAGGAGCTGCCGCAAGCTCCCGCATCACCTTACCGGCTGTCACGTACATAGTCTTTGTGATCGGGACTTCGGCATCAGCGCTCAAAGTGACAAGGGTGTCCCGCTCACCACTGGGTAGAATGGTGTGGCTGTCTTGATAGGAACTCGGATCGCGCACAGTACCAACATGCCGGGAAGTGAATAACTCCATGCTTGCCAAAACGTCGAACTCTCTCTTGCTGCTTGGCTCATCGGCTTCGGGTTGCGCGTAAGACCACCCCAAATCGAACTTGATACTTCGGTGCGTATTGCTCCGAAGCCGTACCTCGGAGAATGTCCGCTGAAAACCGGACCCTGCCGGTGCGAAGCTGTCCAACACAGCTTCAAACTTCTTGAAGTTTCTGATCTCGACTGTCTGTGTGGGCGCGTAACCTTCGTCAAGAACAGGATCACCATTCCGGTCTAGGAGGCGGATCTCCAGCTCTTCGCCGTCGATGTCTGCGGTAAGAATCTCGACTTTCGCATGACCCGCGTCGAAGACTCTGCCCGCACGGTACTGGCGTTTCGTTTCTTCCTTTTTCCGACCAGTCTGCTCTGACCACTTCTTCTCTTTAGCGAGTGTCGCGGTCAATTCCCTTGCCGAAAAGTCAAATTTCCCCGACCGCGCACTCTCCAGATGAAGAGTGTCACCAGTCCGTCCTAAAACTTTGAAACTTTCCGGTTCACTTCCTTGATGTGAGATCGCCAAAGTGCGTCCGACGCGAAAGCCATCGTCAGACCACGGAATCTTGTGCGCGGCATCAGCCCACTTGCCACCTCTGGGTCCGATGTATGGGCCGCCTTTGATCAGCTTATTGTCGCCCCAATAGCCCCACTCCATTAGGTCGTCGCCTGCCCAGTTTATATCTTTCAGCGAAACCTCGAACTCAACGACGTGCCAGTCCTTTTCACCTTCAGCGTGACTCTCGGCGTAGGTCTTCGATGGTGTGATCCAGTTGCCGCTCTCGATGGTTTTGCCGTAGGCTTTAGGCATCGCTCTGTAGATAGTGATCTTTGCGTTGGGGTTGCCTGCCCCTGCTCGAATCTTAGGCATGAACTCTTTAGCTTCTTCTGGATAGCCTGTGTACCACTCAGGCTTTTGAAGGATGTCTTTGGGCATGTCATCTGTCGTTCCAAGCAGATGACCCGCTGCCCCCTTCGCCGGCTGATGCTGCATCCGATAGTCGTCAGACTCTTCGGGTTCGGGGTTGTCGGGCTTTACTTGCTTGGCTGTTGACGACTGTTCCTTCCAGGGAATCTTGTGAGCCGCATCAGCCCATTTACCGCCTCTGGGTCCGATGTATGGGCCGCCTTTGAGCAACGCTTTGTTGACTGTCATCGCCTGCAAGTCGTCGCCGGCCACTTGAAAAGGCATGCCCCGATTCTCGGGCTGCTCAAGCAGATGTTCACGGATCGCGCTGACGGTAGTCAGCAGCACGCCGACAATTGCCCTATTGTCGCCTTGGTAATAGTCCGCCCACCCAGCTCGCGCCTGCTCCTCGGTCTCAAACCCCAGCGCAACCTTGTCTTCGCCATACTGCTTGGGCTCGTCTGGGCTGTCAGAGTCATCGGAGTCGGCGTCTTGCAGGACGAAAACACGCTGCGAATCCAGATGCGGACCCAGGATCACATCCACCGGATCCCCATCCACACCCACCGTGCCGGGGATGTCCCCGTAACAAACTTTGACCTTCCGCCCGCTGTGCGGATTGATCCCGCCAGTCGGCACCTCGACGCCGACTGGGATCCCGTGGAAGTTGAGCACACCCCTGTAGCCCGTGCCGTCTGGTGCGGGTGCCATCATGCGTGGGCTGGCTTTAGCGATTGTCGCGGAGTCTGACCCAAGTAGCTTCATCGCGTATGCGTGCATTTCCGGCAGCAAGCCGGCCTGCGTCACTCCGCGTTTTGTCGGAACCATGTTCAGCATCGAATCCGCAGCTTCGGCCTTTGACAGTGGCTTCTTGCCCCACGGAGTTCCGTGCTCCATCAGATACCGACCATGAGCGATTACTTCTGGCTCTTCCAAAGCCATAGATGCTTCTGCCCGGTATGCCTTTTTCTCCGCTGGGTGCTCCGCGTGATCTTCCGCATGCAGGTTTCTCGTGCTGATCCCCCCACCATTCAGATCGGGGTCTGACGCATGAGCCAGTTCGTGAGCTAAAACCCCACGGAGCGTGGATCGCTGTAACTTACGCCCCGAACGAACTTCAACGACAACGTGTCCTTGCTTCGGGTTCGACTGGGACCGCGATGCTTCCCCTCCGACCTCCCGTCCCTGCATTGGTTCTGGCACAGCCTTAACTTCCAGAATGTGAACCCCCGTCGCCCCGAACTCCAGCGGGATCTCAAACTTCTTCCCTGGCGGGGGATTGTCGCCCATCCTCTCGGAGATATGCGCCTCAAGCGCACGAATATCATCCCCGTGGAGTGCGCCGTGATGTGCGCGGGCTCGCGGACGCATCGGGCCAGTCCACGGAACCTTGTGCTGGGCGTCTGCCCACTTCCCTCCGCGTGGACCGATGTATGGGCCGCCTTTGCGCAACGCAGGGATCATGCGCGCTGCGTTGCTCATTCGAGCACCAGCCCGCCACCTGGGCCGACGACACCGGAAGCAGATTGCCCGCTCCTCCAACCCTTCGGCAGCACGATGAACTTGGGCAGCCGCACCAGCGAGCAGGCACAGAACGGGTGAACTGGGCCAACCACAGCTTTCCAGTCTGCGACTTTTCTGCCCACGTTCACGCCATTACCCTCCAGTTCATCGAGGTAAAACAGCCTCGGAGTTTCGCCATCCAGATGTAGCCGGATACAGTTTCGACACGCATCCGGTCGGGGTATTTTATAGACGACAATTCGCTCTGGGGGAAGCTCTTCGTCCTTCGCAGCCCGATCTTCTTGAGCTTGCCAAGATGCGCTCAGCCCGGAGTTCAGTGCCCGCTGGTTCTCGGTCTGCGCAATCCGGTCGAAGTCGCGCGCCCAGTCGTCGGTCGCGTGGCCCATGTCAGACGCCATCTTCTTGACCGTACTTCGGAAAGAGTCATCGAAGAAATCGTCATCCAGCCCCTTGTCGATCCCACGCTGCTTCATCCGGCGGCGCGCGTCATTGTCGCCGAACTTCGCCGCGACCACATCGCTGATCGTGCTGCGGAGCTTCTGATCGAGCCGGGTATCAGCTTCGATGAGCGAGGATCCCAACTTTGCGCCCACCTTGTTGCCCAAGCCGACAATGTGCTGGGCCGCGCTGTGGCTGGCGAACTGGTGTGCCTTCTGCTCAACGACGGTCATCGGCATCGGATTCCGTTCGATCTCCGAAATCATCTCTTCGGCAGTGTCGCCATAGCGGTCCTGCCACTGCACCTGATCGACGTGACCGAGATACGCGCCGAACGTGTGGAGCTGCCGGGCAATTGTCGGCCTCGGAGCCATGGGGTCAACGAGCCCCATGTTCACGGCTTCAGCCCACTCTTCTTCAGTGACCACCTCTTCGCCAAAGAGGATCGCAGAGACCCCAGTATGGTACTTCCCGATGATGTCTGTGATCTTGCGAGCTAATTCAGTGGTGACAATTACAGACACGCCACCCCCTACTTCAGTTGTTCGCGGTAATGGCCAACATCGACATCTTCGACAGCCTCGCCGAGTAAGATGACAATCTCGTCAACTGCTTTCGCCATCACCTCTGTGTAGATCGCGTGCATCTCGTCCTGCGCATCCTCCAGAAATCGCCAGACTGGCTTCTTGCGGACGTTGACCGACAGCTTCGTCGCGCCAATGGCTTTGGCGATACGTTCCCGCACTTGATCACGAGTCGCGCCATCTGCCACCGCAGCCGCGAACACAGCGACGACTGCATCACCAACCGATTCAGCTAGCTCGCCCGCTTTTGCCTCGACAGAGACTCGCATCCAGCACCTCCAGCCAGGCTTAAATGTCTACATCGATCTCGTACCTGACGACGGGAACAGACTTCCTAGACGACAATACACCCGGAACCGCAGATTTGGCAACCGGCTGCTCTAGGTCTTGTGGTCCTGAATTGTCGTCTTCGTTGTCGTCAGCGTTAGCGTCGTCGTCACCATCGTCATCGTCTGGGAAGTTCACGCCGAACGGATTGTCGTCTTCGTCGTCATCACCGCCGCCCGCTTCGTCGCCTCCCTCGCCATCTTCGCCGCCTTCCATGGCTTGCTGACCTTGGGTGTACTGGAGCCATGTCGGATCGAGCAGACAATCACCCTGCTTTTCGGGCATGGGTTCGAGACCTGCAATCTCGCGCGCCTCGTTCACAGTTAGGAAAACGTGCGTCTGCTTCTGAAGCAGGTCGATCTCGGCTTCCGGTCCCTTGGCGTCCAGCCCAATGGGCACCGCCTCAAAGTCTGGGTCAATGCGCTGAAGAAAGTACGTGTTGATGCAGTCGAAGAAGAACTGCACGAGCGGGCGCAGCCCCAGATCCTTGCTCGCCTTTAGCTTGTCCTCGACGCTGACGTTGCCCATCGCTTGCGATTGGCCAGTGTTGCCGTAACTGAAGTTGACCTCTTCAGGTGCGATCTGGAAACGGGCGCATACGATCTTGATCAAGAAATCCATCCATGCGCCCATCTCCATGTCGCGTGAACTCATCTGAAGATTAATCCACTGAAGCTCTTCGGCATTCGTGATCGGAGTGCGCCACGAGTTGTGGACGCCCGCGACCATCGAGTACCATTGTCGTCTAAAGCTCTGGAGATGTTTGTCGGGAATGGTGCCCTTGAAATTCAGGATTCCTTTTGTCGCCGAACCCTGACTGAAGAATCGCCGGTTGTACTCGATGCCCCACAAGAAGCCGGTGATCTCACGAACCAGCGTTTCCACTTCGCTCAGCCCGTAGCCGAATGTGCGAATACCGGATCGCGGATTGCGGATGCAGAACGCAAGTTCGTCGGGCAGAAAATCAGTGATGATCGCTCCGTGCAAAACCTGCACGGCAAACGGGTCTTGCGCATCCTTGCGCAGCACTGGATCGACCAAGCGAATTGTCGCCGGGTCAACGATGGCAAAATAGCTCGGTCGCCCTGTGCGGTCTGGCACCACCTCGAAAACCGCTTGATCGAAAGTCAGACTGTCCTTGATGAACACCCCGCAGAAATCGCGAAGAGTCGTATCGTCCTGCGGTCGATCCGGGTCGTGGTAACCCGTGCGCAGTAGCAGGTCTTCGTACTCGATAGACTTCTTCTCGATCTCAGGTGTGATCTCGACACTCTGATCGCGCGGGCGCACTTTGAAGCCAGGCGAATGCCGATCCTCCGGTCGCTTGCAGAACGTCTGCACCTGGGTGGCTCGTGTCCTCACCACGTCCGCGACGACAGGCACGCCGGTAGCCGTCGCTTCCATCGCAGTGAAGCTCAGTGCGCTTGGACGCTCGCGCCAGCCCATGAGGCTAACGAGGTCGAACGGGTCAAACCCGATTGCCTTCTGCTCGCGCGCAGGGTTGTGCGTGCCGTCGTTGCCCGAAGCCAGCGCGTCATCCGCAGCTTTGTTCATGCGGTCGTCGAGATCGCTCATCTTCCGATCTGCGCCACGCTGCTCGGTCCAGTTATTCACGCTGGCCGCGCCTTCGAGAAGCACTTCGCGGCCAGCGTCGTAAAACGTGCCCGCGACTTTTCTTATGTCATCGCGCCATGAGACCATCGCGTCACTACTCCTTTGTCGCTACCACACGATTCTCGTCGTTGATCCCAGCGGCAGCCAAGTTCGACAGATTGCCGCCTGCTTCTTCAATGCGCCCTGACGCGAACCGCGAAGGCTCGGTGACCTCGGGATCTTTGATCGGAACTTCGACAGCTTGGTCGCCCGCTTCTTTCGGTCGCGTGATAATGCGCGGAACAAGGTCGCTCGCATCGGGCTCGACATACTCAGCCGGATGGTAGCGCACGCTCCCCACTTGGACTGGCAGGTTGCTCGCGTGCTTGCGCTGCTTGACTAGATCGAGCACCGATTGCTTATTGTCGCCGCTCATGACGCCTCCGTTTTATACATAGCCGAGATGGTGGGGTGATACGTCAGGCCGAACGTCTCTGAATTGTCGCCCATAGCCTTCTTGGTCTCGAACCCCTTCGGGAAATACTTGTTACCTTTACGCTCCATCTTGCCCTGACCGACCAGCTTCTTCAGAGCGGCAGCGTGAGCTTGCGAGTGCCCGCCAAAGGCATACTTTAGGTCACCAGCCGTAACCCCGTCCTTTGCAGCGTGTGCCAGCAGGTCTTTCTCGGTGTAGCCTCTCCCTCCCCCTATTTTCTCCCCCGGCTTGCTTGCTTCCTTGGGCACTCGGTCTTCGTCAGACCAGCCTCCGGGGGGTGCGTTCTTGTCGTTCATATCGCTGATTATGCTGGACAGCTTTGCCTTCTTTTTTGACTTCTTCTCACTGGCCCTTGGCCGATCCCACCCGGCTTCCCCGTAGACATCAGAAAATTCGGCAGGCAATTTCTTCCCCTCGTCTTGCCGGTCAATCCACGATTGCTGCTTTCCCGGCTTCCCCGTAGACATCAGAGAAGCAGGCAATTTCTGCTTTTCGACCAGCGCGTTATCGACGTGCATATCAGTCTTGGCATCGTAATACTTCTTCTCGCTCCGATCGTAATGGTAAACGTGACCCGTCTTCGTCTGGAACGGCCCATCCATGCCCTTGATCGGAACGTGACCCTGCTCGACCAACCTCTGCGAGACAGCGTTGCCGGACTCGTCGGTCGTTGCCGTTGCTTCACCGCGCTTTTTCTCCCGCTGGCCGTCAGCCGAGAACTTCTCGTTCTGTTTGTGCTGGCGAGCGTCTCTCAGATCATCACCGATTCTCAGCTTGTCGTGGCGTTCGATCTTCAATCTGCTGCCGTAGGTAAGAGCAACCTTGGCTCGACCATGCGCTGCTGACATCGAATCGTGGTACTTTGCTTTTGAGTCGAGTTCTTCTTTTCTATTGTCGCCATCGCTCCGAGACTCTTTCCAACCCTCCTCGCGCGCTGCGAGCGCAAGATCGCGGTGGCGAGTCTGAAGGTCTTGGTGATGATCGCCAGACGAGTCCTTGTGGTCGTTGAACCAACCCTTCTCCGAACCCCCGTGAGCATGTTCGCGCTGCTTGCTGGGCGGCTTGCCTTCCTTCCACGCGATCGTGTGCTTGGCATCTGCCCACTTCCCTCCGCGCTTGCCGATGTAAGGACCGCCTGCCCTAACCCTCGGGAGTCCTTCTAATTTCTTGCGCTTGTCTTCTGCGCCTGTTTCTTGCTTCTTATTAAATTTGTTAATACGGTCTTGGAGGCCCTTCTCCAAGTCTGAATTGTCGTCACCGAATCCGAACGCTTCGCTGTGGGCGACAATTGCTTTCTGGAGGTCGCTATTGTCGTCCATGGACTTCTTGCCGATCTTTGCCTTCTTATCGGCAAGCCACAGGAGTGCCGCCTTCTTCGGATTCTTGTAGCCGCTCCCGACGATTGCAGCCCCGGAGATCCAGCCGTCCTTCACAGCCTCGGTCATGGCATCATTCTCTGCCGTTGTGTCTCTCCCGTGCTTCTCTCGTAGCCGACCGAGATAGCCAAGCGCTGCGCGCTTTTGCAGTGGTCGGGCTGGCTTTTCTCCGACCTGCATACTGCCACCGGGGCCTTTCTCTTTCGCATACCACCGCTTTTTTTCTTCCCCGTGATCTTCGGCGGCCTCGGTGTGATATTTGTGGTCTGGAGAGCCGTCCATGTTGCGACTCTTTAGGTCTTCAGCATGTTCTTTGTGATGGCTCTCCATCATGGCGTGTGAGGTAGCTTTTGCTTCGTGCTGACCGAAGCCCGCTTTTAGTTGCCTTTCGACACTGTGCCTTCGTGCGAAGTTATACAGCTTATTTCTTTCGCCCGAATGCTGTTCAAGATCGCCTTCACGCATAAACTGTTTTCGAGACTCTTCGTGCTCATGGGCTTTATCGCTAGAATGCGGCCTGTGAAGAGGGCGACCTCCACTATCCTGACCGACGACATCGCCTCGTCTGCTACCTTTCGCCGGTACGGGATCCCCGCTTGCTCGCTCGTTCGCAGTCGTCAAAGCGACAGCCGCGTGGTCTTGGGCATCTTTCAAGCTCATCGGTGTCTCGGAAGTGGTGCGCTGCCCTCGATGTGTGAACTCGACTACGTGCTTATTGTTTTGCTCGTAGTTGGCGTGAGGGACCACGCGGACACCGTGACCATGCTCGCCTGCGGCAGCGCCTTGCCGGACGATCTGCTGCTTGTGGTACTCGTGAGACATGTACCGTCGCTCAGAGGCATCGCGGTGTGTGCCTCCGTTGGCGTACTCGTACTTGTAGTTACCCTTCACGCCCGTGCGTTTAACGTATTTGGTCGGGCCAGCCTTCTTAACGTCGTCGTCACCCGTGACTGCCTTCGTCAGTTCTCGCGCCGACAACATGTCAGGGTGGGTGCCCTTGATCAAATCAAGCAGTGGGGTCGTCATCGCGCGTCTCCTAGTGCCTTGGCCAACGAGATTGCTTCCTCGGGCTCAAGGGTAATGAATGTTGAGAACTGATCGGGCATATAAACGGCGGGCAGGGCGTCACCCAGGTTGCCTTGTAGCATCACGTTGCGACGGCTCTTGGCAACCAGCACTCCCGTGCCGGTGAGCTGCCGTTTGAGCACGCCGACAATTGTCGTCGTCGTATCTGTGTCTTCAAGACCGAAGTAGCGACGAATCGTCATCTTGTGATCGTCGCGGTCGTACAGTGCCTTGAGCAATCTGTTGCCGTTCGTGAACGTCAAGCCATCCCACTCAAAGCTGCCGTTGTCGGTGACCAGCACGAAGCCACTGCCGTGCGTCTTGCGCAGCGGCAAGAGTTGGCCCGGTGTCAAATCGTCACGATGCCCGTGATCATTTGTTGGCTTACGTCCCCGGAGCCTCACCGCAGGCTTTGGTGGCGGTGGTGGAGCTGCAACTCGCTCCCCGCTGGACTTGCTAACAAAGCCGCCAAGCTCGACACCGTACTCTGCGATGAACGCACGAATGTGCTTGTCCGTATACTTCGGATAAGCCGCGCGGACAGCCGACACCAAGCTCTTGCCGCCACGGAGGTAGTCCTTCACCTCATCGAGATTCTTGCTCAACTTCCCATGTCGATCCATGTCGAGAGCAATCGCGACAGCTTTCTTCTGCGGAACCTTTTGACTGACCGGAGTCCTGCTTTTGCGGACGACAATTCGGCCAGTATTCAGATCGAAAAGAATGTCGGACTTCTGTACCAGCGGTCGCGTGTTGCGCGCAGTCTCTTGAGCTGCGAGCATCTGCTTGCGCGACATATTGAGTTTGACTCCCACTGCGTATCCGAGAATCGCGCCAACCGGACCTGCTAGCATCGCACCTGAGATCGCCACGCCCGCGATCGTGATGAAACTGGCGACCATCGAAGCCAGCCAAAACACAGCTTGCGGACTGGGCTTCTTATGGACCTGATCCATGTCGCCCTGAAGCTGGTCGTACACAACCTGATGGACATCGGCGACCTGCTCTTTGAGCCCTTCGATAATCGACCGAAGCTCGTCAACTTGCTTTTGCAGTTTGCGAATCTCGTGCGGTCCTTTAGGCACATCGTGACCGATGGGCTCGCCGTCGTCGTCTAGCTCGAAACCAAGCTCGCTCTGGATGTCTTCTTTGGAGGCGACTCCGTCTTCCGTGGTGGACTTGCCTTCTTCGGACTCTTTCCCGTCCCCGCTGCCCTCTTGAAATCTCTTTGGCGTTCCTCCGGGCACGACGTTGTCTTGCATGTCGGCGCGGAATACTCCGGGCATCTTGAACGATTTCTTCAGCATATCGTCCATGGTCATATCGACTTGGATGACATTCATTTCTCGGTCGGGACCGATAGTCAGCATCGCCGCATAGCGGTGGTGCCCGTCCAGAATGAAGTTGTCTTTGCTGACGACAATTGGAGCTTCCCCCGGATTGTATTTGCCCTTCAGATGCGCGTCTGCCATCCCAAAGGCTTTACTCGCTTTGATCTCTCGCTGCGTCGCCTTCAGCTCCCCGACAGGCAGCTTGCCCTTGCTGATGTCTACTCCCTCAGATTTCAGCTGATCCATAAAGGCGTCGAACATCGAGCCCTTCATGTTTGGATCAGCGCCGGCCTCGATCGCAGCATCAACCTTCCAAGCGTTCTTGGGGTCTTTGCGCAGCTCATCAAAAGACTCATCGAGAAGTTGCGGCATCTCGGACCTTGGGATGTTTTTATTGCCCTTGCAGACTGGGGGTGATTTTTGGCAGACATCGGCAGCCTTGCTGATACCCGCCGCCATCTGCTTGGCAATGTTGGCAGCCTGCTTCTTGTCGTCGCCGATGACCTCTTGCTTGTACTGCGCTAGGGGATTGTCCTCTTTTTTACCGTCAATCCCCGGAGCAGTCTCAGCACTGTCCCCCTCGGCGTCACCTTCGTCTTCGTCTTCGGAATCACCTTTGCTCTCGGCGTCACCTTCGTCTTCGTCTTCGGAATCACCTTTGCTCTCGGCGTCGCCATCGCCACTAATACCAGCTTCTAGCGTCGCACGAAGCTGCGCCATATCAGCCATCGTGTGCTTGCCATGCGGCACTGCGCTCATGGTCGCACCGTGCTTTTCAGCCAACTCTTTGAGCTTCTTGAACTCAGCCTGCACGTCGTCAGCGGGAGCAGCGTCGTCGTGCTCCTCCTGCAAATGACCGTGTTCGTCGTCGTGCGGCTTCTCGGACATGCCTTCGCCCGGATACCAATACTGGTAGCCACCGTGCGGTCCCGGCTTGCGCAGCCCGCCCTTCTTTGAGTCGAACGGTGCGTAACCCTGCTTGCTCGCCTGTTGTCGCCCTTCCTTGTCGTCACCCTTCATCAACATGCTCTTATTCATGCCTCGCCTCTTCTTCTCAGCGAGCTGGACGCCACGCCTCACGATCTCGCGTGTGATCTGCCCGTCAAACGTCTTCTGCGCATCTTTGATCACGAGCAACATCGCCCGACTGTCACTCGCCACCTCGGAAATCAGTTGCTTGGCCGTTACCCACTTTTTCGAGTTGTGGCGCAGGCCCAACGATGAAGCTGCATCCGCAGCGTCTTCGTAGCGTCGCTCGCCTGGATACGACTCAGGGGGCGAGACTGACGCTTCGCGTCTGAGCTGCTTCGCGGCAAGCACCCAATTCTCGCGCCTGACGTTCGTGAACTTAGCCGATGTCCCCCAGTCTCCGCGAACATCTTGAAACCGCTTACCCATCAGTTCAACCCTCCCGGCAAAATGCCAGACATCCCGACGCCGAACTGGTTCTGACCGAACCAATCCATCTCGGGTTCGTCAGGCTTGCTATCCCCGTTTGAATTGTCGTCCTTGAATCCTAGACTCTTGATCCACTCAGGGGTGTCTTTCGCCGTGACGGAAGCCGCGAGGTCTTCGCCAAAATCAGCCGAAAAAGATCCGCCAACTCGCGCAGCTTGATCAGCCATCCAGAACGCCATCACCGTGTCGTCATGGAGACCGACACCCTGAAGTTTGCCCTGCGCAAACCCGAACGCTTGCATCTCTGAGATCCACACCGAAACCTTGTCGCGTGTGCTGGCGTCCCACGGGATCCGCAGCTTCTTATTTTCAAGCAGCATGCGCAGCGCTGGGACGCCTCTATCGAGCGCGTTCTTATTCGCCGAGTACGTGCCCGTCATGCCGCGCCGCTGCGTGGTGACCTGCTTGCTGGAACGTCCCGTCGTGTAGAACGCCTTGATCGGAATGTCGCTCGTTCTGACCACCATGTCGCTGATGACGCGCTGGTATTGGTTAGCTTCAACAAAGACGAACTGCGCGTCGTAGCTCTTCGCTAAGCCGACAATTGTATCGACCTGCCGCTGGTAGCCCAGCCCTTTGCCGCGATAGAGATCCACCACCCATCGATCCTGCGTCACCGGATCGACGGCAATCACGAAGCAGACAAACCAGTCTGCCGATGCGCTAGCCGACAATGCGAGGTCAACGCCCATGTAGACGTCGTAGCCCAACCCTTCCCAGTGACTTGCGGGCATTCCCAGCGAGTAAGGCTGCTTGATGCCCTCCGCGTCGAACAAGTAGCTTGGGAACAACGACGAGTCGTCGCTGATTGGCTCGCACAGGTACTCGCGCGACCAACGGAGCGAACTGCCCAGGACACGCTTGCGCATTTCCAGAGCCGTCTTGCCGTAACGGTCGGGCCACAGTGGTTCACCCAGCTCATCAATCGCGGGGTGCTTCAATTCGCGGTAGACACCACCATCACGCAGCGTGGCGTACAAGTCCTGCGCGTGGAACGGAGTGCCGACGACGACAATCTGACCGCCCGGTACCACCATGGGCTCGATGGCTGACAGAAAATAGTCCACCGCTTTCGCACGCACAGTCTCCGACCAGATGTGATCGTCGTTCAAGATGTCATCGCAGATGACCCAGAAAGGGTGACCGCCGCGAACTCGGGTGCCGAAACCACGAGCACGTATCTCCGACCCATTCGCAAAGACCATCGTCCTCGCAGAGTCCTTCTTGAGCGGTAACAAAGACGACAATAGCGGATTCGGCCCACCCTGTTCGCCGCCCCCCAACAACTCTTTGCGAATCTTGTCGAGATGCTCTTTCGCCTGCTGATCGGTAGCGGAGAAGATGTACCCAACTTTCCCAGGCGCACGAACCTGCGCCATCCAAAGCGGATACGCCATGCAGTAGAAGTGGCTCTTGCCGTGATCGCGCGCTGCGAGCGCGAGCAAGCGTCGATTGTCGTTGACCGCATCGCCCCATTCGAGGTGATGCCGACCCAGCAGAAACTTGAAGGCGTACTCTTCTGGGCCGCGCAGCACTTCAGAGGCGTACATCGGCAAATACGAGCAAGCGAGTTTTCGTCGCAGCTCGTCCGCTTGCGCTGCCGACATTTTGCTTAGCGCACTCGCCATGTGGCCCTTCTACAGCACGTCGTTGAAGACGACAACAATTGTCGTCAACGACTACAATACGCTGGGCTCATCAAAAGCTCAAGTGTCGCCCCGCTCGGAGTCACAGCATATAGACAGACCGGATCGGTGGGTCCAGCAAACGACATGCTCACCTCACCGTTAGACGACAATCGAGTCAATGTCGTCGCTGCGAGCAAGAGATGATCGGCGGATAGCCCGACGACAATAGGATTGTCGGCTACGTCCCCGACCCACCCGACCCGTCCATCGAATCTGGCCTGGTCAGTCGCACCCGCCATGGTCAGGTAATTGTCGCCCCCATCTTCCACCACCGAAACTTCATAAACCGTAGCCGGGTTCTGCGCACAAGCGACTCCGCGTTTCGCCAGACCCACCAAGTCGGTGCCCTCCAAGACCCCCTCCACCCGCTCTTGCTCACGGCACTTGTCGATCAGGGTTTCGAGAGTCGAGACACTGATCGACTTGACGAGCGTCTGGCTCCAGTATGTCTCGTGCTCTTGACTCAGCCAAACCTTATTGTCGCCTATGTGTGCCTTCGCGCCTGCGTTCGCCGTCTTCGTCCATAACTCAGACGGTGTAGTGATCACACGATTGTCGTCTATCGGAAGTGTCTCTTCAAGCCAGGCCACCGCCGCGAATTGCGTCGAAAGCGTGGCCGCCCAATTCGCGCTCAGATGGACACCGCTCATGTTCTGCTGCGTGTTGACCCGTGCGGCAAATTCGCCAAGTGCTGACAGCAGCAAAACCGACGACTCTGCCAAGTCTACCCAATTGTCGCCTATCTCCGGTTGACTCGGAAAAGAGGGAACGCTCGTTTTCATAATCCCCGGCAGCTTGATCACGCCCGACGAATCAGACAGCAGCAGCGAATTGCGCTTGCACGTCACACTGTCTGGTTCGCCTACTGACAGCACCTTCCGCAAATCGGTCGCTGCCACTCCGATCAAAGTGTCGGGCTTCCAGTGCTCTGTCGTCGTCGTCGCAATCGAGCACCCGCTAGTGATCCCGTTAGCCTTCACCTTCCCGCACGCCAGTCCGACGACATGGTGGAACGCATGATCCTTTTCAACGAAAGGTAATGCTTTGGCTACGGCTTGCTTCAACGAATACATCGGGCCTCCCTCCATACTGAAGTATGAGTTGCCGACGACGACTATCCGATTGTCGTCTAAGAAACGGAGTAAGGACCAGGCGGGCCGCCGCCGCAGTCGCCAAGGATCACCAAAGGCGGCATCAAGATCGAGCCGTCATCAGCCACGGTAGGCTTTGGTTCCGGCACGCTGGGCTGGCGCAGCACTCGGAGCACGCCTTCGTGGCTGATCAGCGGAGCAAGCTCGCGGTCGCTGGCTACGTCGTGCAGGTCGATCTCCTCGACAGAGCCGTTGGCCGCGCAAGTCAGCTTGGCTGATCGGCTCATAAGCCGGATGACTTGGCTGGGATCGACGTGCAGGTCGTTGTGGCGGTAGCCCGGTGACTGCCAGACCTTGACCCCTACAGTGGCACCTGAGTACCTCCCCGTGCTGGAGCACCAGCCGTAATTGCACGCAGTCTGCTTGCCGTACTGTAGGGCGTC